CGGCAGCACCTGGCTCACGACGGCCGGGTCACGGGCGAAGCAGGCCCCGACGTCGACGCTGCCCTGGCCGACCAGCGGGCCGGCGGTCTTGGCCTCCGGGACCCAATCGACCTCCTTGACGTAAGGACTATTGGCCAGAAAGCGCTTGAGGATCGTGTCGGTGGTCGACGTCGACATCTGGGTGGACGAGATCAGGTTGTATTGCGCCAGCGGCAGCAAGATCGTGGTCGGGATGATCGTACCGGCGCTCTGCTCGACCACCGCGTTGCCCCAGGCCATCAGGTCGTCATAGACCGCGCCGGGCTTGCCGTCCGCGATCTTGTCGGCGAAGGTCTTTTTGGCGTTGACCGTCGAGACCTCGACCGCGCCCGGGGCCTCGGAGCCGGTAGCGTAGAAGCCCGGGATCTTGAGCGTGGCGTCGCCCTTCCAGGCCACCGCGTTGAGCGCGAGCTCCATCACCTTGCGGGCCGCCAGGGCCTCCTTGACCGTCAAGGGCCGGCCGATCCGGGCCGCCGTGCGGATCTCTTGCATGGACCAGCCGTAGGCCCCGATCAGCGGCCGGATCGGGCTGGTGAACGGGCCCTTGCGGTGGGTCTTGATCCGCGGCGCCTCGGTGTCGTAGGCGCTGCCCGCCTTGACCTGGCCGACCAAGGTCTCGACGTAATAGGTGTAGCTCTCGGCCCCGGGGTCGGGCTGGTCCGGGTCCATCGGCAGGATCGACCGGAACTTGGCCATCGCAAAGCGCTCCTCGCGGACGCGCTGCGAGATGAACTCAAGCTCGCGGGCGAAGAACGTGCCCTCGTTGGCGTCCAGCTTCCGGGACGCGACCAGGTCAGAGCGCAGGCCGTCGAACATGGTCTGGATGCGGGTAGGCGCGGGCATGGCAGTCTCCTTGCAAAATCAGGTGTCAGCTGCGGGCCAGGGCGTCGCCGTGGCCAGGTCTTGGACTAGGGCATCAGCACCGACACGCGGGCGGGCTGGCCCGCCAGGACGTCCTGCATCAGCTTGGCGGTCGTGATCTGGACGGCCTTGGCCGAGCCCGCCACGTTAGGGACGACGGCCTCGTTGGCCGCCAGGGTGCGGGCGGTCGCGCCGCCGTTGACCTGGTTCTGGTCGATAGCGATCGGGTTAGACGCCGCCGCGGCCAGGGCGGTCAGGGTGATCACCAGGTCGGCGCCGCCGGGTACGACGGTCACGGCCGCCGAGCCCACCTGGGCGTCGCCGCCCAGCTGCTGGGCGAACAGGGCCACGGTATCGTCGTGGCTGCCGGCCCACCCCTGGGTGTAGAGCGTATCGCCGTGCAGGCGGGCCTGGAGCTCGTGGGGCGCCTTGCCGGCCGTAACGTCGGCGCCGGTCGCGCTGGCGAACGCCGCCGTACCCACGCCGCCGGCGGTCACGGTCCAGCCGGTCAAGGGCAGGTCGGTCGCGCTCGGGGCCAGGCCGACCAGGTGGATCTCGCGGGTGGTGGCCCCGCCGATCCGAACGTCGGCGTAGGTTTGGCCACTGGCCTCCAGGGCGTCCTTGATCGCAGCGACGATCATCTGCATCGTCGACAGGTGGCTGGACGCGTAAGTTACCGCGGCGATTGCCGCTCCGCCGATGGAGCCGGTCACGACGTCGGCCGCCACCAGGTCGGCGCTCAAGACGAGCTTCTGGACGCGGGCCCGGCCGCCGTCCAGGGCGCCGGACAAGGTCAGCGTCGAGACCTGCTTGGTCCCGGCCGCGCCGCCGGCGTCCTTGCGGATGCGCCCGGGGCTCTTGGTCGAGTCGCCGCCGTCGACGGTGAAGCGCGCGAACACGGGGTCCGTCCGCTTCATATCCTGCTCCGGGATCATCGTGACGACGCCTTGCTTGATCACGCCCATCTGGCGCTTGTCCGGGTAGGACCGCACGCCGTTGGCGTCGGCCTCAATGGCCGGGTCGAACAGCGAGACGCCGGTGATCTGGTCGGCCGCCGAGCTCGGGAGCAGGAAGGCCTGGTCGTTGCTCGGGTCGTCCTTGACGAAGCGCCCGAACGGGATCGCCCCGCCGGACTGGTTCTTGCCCGTGACCACCATGGCCGCGCCGTAGGTTGCGAGCATACCCTCGAAGCCTGCTTCGGGCGCGCTATTGACGGAAGTCTGGATAGGCATGGCACTTCTCCTTGGTCTACGGGTACGGGTAGCGGTAGGCGCGCCGGGCTCTTAGGCTCGGGCCACGCCGATCGGGCGCAGGTGGTTGGTCGCGAGCTCGTGGCGCCGCGCGGCGTCCAGGCGGGCCACGTCCTTGGGGCCGGTGTCGCCGTCGGCCTTGTCGGCCTTGTCGGTCAGGGCGCCCACGCGAACGTCCGCCGCGTGGTCGACGCGGGGCGCCATGGACAGGGCCATGTCGAAGGCCGCGGCCAGGTAGGCGGGGTCCTTGCCGTCCAGGCGGACGTCCGGGGTCAGCTTGGCCAGCACCTGCGCGCGAACCTCGTCATCGGTCTTGCCGTCGAACTTGGCCAGGTCGACGCCCAGGGCCTTGGCGGCCTTGGCCTCCAGGTCGGCGCGGGCGCGCAGCTTGGCGACGATCGCCGCCTCGTCCGGGGCCGCGTCGGCCTTGGCCTTGGCGGCCTTGAGCTCCGCGTCCACCGCGTCCAGGCGGGCCTTGAGCGCGTCGCGCTCGCCCTCGGCCGCGCTGGCCTTGGCCTCGGCGTCTTTGCGGACCTTGGCAAGCTCGGCCTTGACCGGGGCCACCAGGTTGTCCGGGATCTCGTGGTCTACGCCGTCCAGGGTCATGCGTGGCATTGGGGCCTCCAGGGTCGGGTCAGGTCGGGCCAGGTCGGCCGCGTCGTTGGACCCACGAAGTAGCGCTTCCTGCACGCCGCTGTCAAGCCTCACCTTGACGGACGGGCCCGCGCGGCCCTTGTCCACCAGCGCGACGTGGTTGCCGCGGATCTGGCGTTGGACCGCGTCATAGGCCTGGCCCTCCCACGTTCCGGGCGTGAAGTCGAGCTCGCAAGTGTAGCCGCAGGAGACCTCTTGGGCCTGGCCGGTTAGGACCGCGTCGACCGCGAGCTTGTCGCTCACCAGGAGCTTCGTGGCGACGTAGCGATTCTCGGCCGCGCGCACGTCGTCGCTGGTCGCGCCGCGGGCGTAGAGCTTCGCGTTGGCCGCGTCGACCATACAGGGCGGGTGCTGGAGCGTGACCACCACTTGGGCGAAGCTCGCCAGGGCGTCGGGGTGGAATACCTCCTCGGGCGGGCGAAGCTCGCGAATCACGCGGCCGTCCGCCGTGGCGTACTCCTGGATGCCGGTCCGGGCTATGTAGGCCGGGACGCGCAGCATACCGTCCGCGCCAGCCTTGCTAGGGCGGGGCCCGTCAATCTTGCCGCGGTCGTATCGGGTGGTCAGGATCATGGCCTAAGCCTGCACCAGGCGCGGGCCCGGGCGCAAGCCCTCAGGCGGCCGGGTAGCGGCTGGGCACCAGGGCCGCCAGGGCCTCCAGCGTGTCGGCCTCGGGCAGCGGCTTGTCGAAGTTGTCGTAGCCCCACTTGAGCGTGGCCGCCAGGGCCCAGCGCCGTTGGGCCTTCAGGTCCTGCTGGTCGTCGGGCAGGAAGTCGGTCACGGGCTTGGACCCGAGCAGGTGGCCGCGCTCGACGCGCATCAAGACCACCTGGCCGCGCTCGCTTCGCGCGGCCACGTTGCAGGCCTCAGGTACTCCAAGCGCAATCAGGGCGGTCCACTTCATGGGGCGATCGTACTCCTCCGCGCCAGCCGCTACCAGCGGGCCGTCGCCCGGTGCGCGCTCGAGCTAATACCAGGTGCTCGCCCGGATCGGGGCCATCCGCACCGGGATCTTGTGCTTGGCCGCGAAGTCCACCGCCGCCCGGTGCGCGCTCGGGCTAACGGTGGCCAGGTCGTGCGGCAGGACCATCTCCGCGATATCCCTGGTCCAGTCGATGCCGCCGTGGAACTGCGCCTCGAAGTACTGGGCCCGGTAGCGCCGCTGCACGCTCGTGAATAGCTCGTCGACGTCGGACGCCGCGGTAACGGCGCCAGTCCCGCCGACGGCCCGGATCGCCTCCTCCATCGCGTCGTGGGCGCTTGCCGCCTCGCCGAGGGCCGACCCGGAGCTATTGCCGCGGGTAAACGTAGTGCGCGCCTTGACCTCCGGCTTTAGGCGCAGGTAGGCGTCGCCGTACATACTAGCCGCGCCGCCCTCGGTGCCGGCCAGGTGCAGCGCGCCATAGATCGGCCGCTCGGTTGGCTTGCCCTTCTCGTAGTTGTCCCCAAAGATTGACCGCTCCCACGAGCCGCGGGCCGATAGGTTGGTCGACCCGTTGCCGTGGCCGGTCTCGAATAGGCTCTTGCTGCGCCCGGCCTCCGTCGCGAGCTCCATGATCGTTTTGCCGCCCACCTTCTTGCCGGCCGGGACGTTGACCGTCAGGTCCACCGACGCGAACTTGCCGCGCAGCCGGTCAAGGTCGGCCTTGGAGAACTTGGCCTCCAGCGCCTTGGCGATACGGGCCCGCTCCTCCTTGTAGCCCCGACCCACCGCGGGGTCCTGGACGTGGTCATAGGCCTTGCGCTGAACGGGCGTTAGGCGCTTGAGCTCCGCGTCCGCCAGCGCCGGGTCCACGCCGCGCAGCAGCGCCGCCTTGGCCGCGCCAGCCGCGGCGGGCGCCAGGACGGGCGCGCCGGTAGCGGCTGCGACGGGCGCCAGACCGAAGTCGGCCCACTCCTTGGCCGCCATTGCGGTCGCCTCGGCCAAGCTGCGCCCGTAGCCGAGCAGCTGCCTGGTGCGGATCGCCTTGAACTCGGCCTCCGTTAGGCCGGCCGTTCGCACGCCGCCCAGCGGGCCCAGGACCAAGGCCTTGCGCTTGCCGGACAGGAGCGTGGCCTCGCCGACGCCGCCCGATCCGGTGATCGACACGACGTGGGTATAGGTGCCGGTGAAGGGCGCCGCCGCCAGGGTTGCCGCGGACGGGTGCTTGGGCGGGGCCGCGGGCTTGGGCGCCGGCGCCGCCTTGGGCGGGGCCACCACGCCAGAGGCCGCGGCCTTGGCCGCCGCCTTGGCCGCCGCGCTGGCCTTGAGCCCGGCCGAGATCTTGGCCGACGTCGCGGCCTTCTTGGCCGCCAGGGCCGCGGCCTCCGCTGCCTTGGTCGCCGCCGCCGCGGCTGCCGCCGCGGCAGCCTTGGCCGCCTCCTCGGCCTTGCGCTTGGCCTCCGCCTCCGCCGCGGCCTTGGCCACGCGCTTGGCCTCCGCGGCCGCCTTGAGCCCCGCCGAGATCTTGGCCGCGATCTCCGCCTTGCGCTTGGCCTCAGCCTCGGCCGCCAGGCGCTTGGCCTCCGCCTCGCGCGCCAGGCGCTCGGCCTCCACGCGGGCCGCCTCGGCCGCCACGCGGGCCGCCTCGACGGCCGCCGCCTCCGCGGCCGCCTTGGCCACGCGCTTGGCCTCCGCGGCCGCCTTGAGGCCCGCCGATATCTTGGCCGCGATCTCGGCCTTGCGCCGCTCCGCGGCCTCAATGGCCACGCGCCGCTCCTCTGCCTCCCGCGCCAGGCGCTCGGCCTCCAGCCTTGCGGCCTCCGCCGCCGCGCGGGCCGCGGCCTCGATCGCCAGGCGGCGCTCCTCGGCCTCCGCCGCCAGGCGGGCAGCCTCCGCCAGGCGCTCGGCCTCGGCCACGCGGGCCGCCTCCGCCGCTACCCTAGCCGCCGCCTCGGCCGCCGCTCGGCGCCGGGCGTGGCTGGCCCGCAGGCCTTCCGAAACACTGGCCCCGAACGCCGCCCGCTTGGCCGCCGCCCGCTCGGCCACCGCGGCAGCCCGCCGCGGCGCCATGAACGCGGCGTGCTCGGCCGCCGCCGCCTCAGCCTCGCCGGCCACTGGAGCAGGCGGTGTCGCGCGGGACCCGGCCGCCGGGTGGAGGATCGGGATCGCCACGCAGCGGCATTGGATCGGCTGGCCCGGGTAGGCCTCCTCGCCGTCCAGGACCGGCAGCGCGTCCCAGGAGAACTCCTGGCCGTTGACCGCCCGGTGCGACGGGCGCACGCGCTCGTCCAGGCTCGACGACCAGCGAAACCACTGGACGCCGGCCGCCTGCTGGCGGGTCTTGGCCAGCGAGCCCGTGAACTTGGCCACCTGGTCCCGGGCGATCAGCGCCGCCCGGCTGGCCCCGTTGTCGAAGCGGGCGTTGATCCTCTTGGCGAGCTCCGTATGCCGCTCGCCGGCGGTCATCGCGTCGACCACCTGGCCCTCGATCTCGGCGAAGGTGTCGCTTGTAAGGGTGCGAATCCGCGCCACGTTCTCCCGCACCCAGGCCTCGCGGGCGAAGCGCAGCGCCGGGTTGTCGGCGAACACGTTGACCGCGGGCACCTTGCCGCCGACCTTGCGCTCGGCCTCCTTGGCCGCCAGGGCCAGCAGGCGGGCGTGCGCCGCCGCGCCAGCCGCGTCGACCGCGCTAGCCGTCCGGGCGATCTCGGCCGCAAGCTCCGGGCTGTTCAGCGTGCGCCCCATCCGAAGCTCCACCGCCCCAAGGGTCCGGCGGACCAGGCCCGGCAGGCCGGCGTCGTCGGCCTTGGCAGCGGGGCCGGCGCCAGGCGCCTGGCCCTGGGCCTGGGCGTACTGCTCCAGGACCGGGGCCATCGCCTCCAGGGTCGCCCGGCGGGCCGGCTCGACCACCTGGCGCAGGATCAAGCGCAGGTAGCCGGCCGCCTCCGCGTCGGGGTGGCGCACAAGACGCCTCGCGGGCGCGGGCATGGCCTAGCCCTCCTGCTCGGGGTCGCCAGGCTCGCCCGGCTCCTCGGCCTCGCCCGGCTCCTCCGGCTCCTCCGGCTCCTCGGGGTCCTCGGGCTTGGCCCGGGCGGGCGGGTCGCCGTCGTCGGGCTCCAGGTCGGGCGGGGCGTCGGCCGCCGCCAGGATCGCGTCCATGGCCGCGTCAAGGACGGTGTCCATGCTGTAGCCGGCGCCGCCGAAGCGGGACGACCGGATCTCCATCGGCGCGACCACGCCCTTGTCGATGTAGACCGCGTCGGTGTCGGCCTGGATCTTGCGGGCCTCGGCGATCTCCTTTTCAGTCGGGCTCCATAGCGGCCGCGGCTCGACTTTCCAGGCCTTGGGCGGGACGCCGACAAAGGGCCCGTCCTTGGCCGCGAACACAAGCTCGAGCACGCGCCGCAGCGGCGGGACCGCCTGGGTCCGCTGGTCGGCCTGGATCGTAGCGTACCAGGACCGGGTGTCGTTGCCGGCGCCAGCGACCGCGCCCTGCTGGTTGCCGAACAGGATCGACCGCGGCATGCGGGCCGCCATGGCCACGCGGTTCTCCATGCGCTCCAGGATATCGCTAACCCCTGACAATGGCTGGCCAAGGCGCTGGAAGGTCTCGCCTTGCGAGTCGATCAGGACCGTCCGCATCATGCTCATGGTCGTTTGCATCGCCTGGACGCGCCTGGCCACCGTCGCGGTCCCGTTCTTGGCCAGGGCCACCGATAGGTCCTTGACGCCCAGCACGTTGACCGCGAAGTCTTGCAGCGCCGTGGCCGCGCCGTCTTGGCCGGTGCTGAAGTTCAGCAGGGTCCGGTAGGCCGCCTCCAGGATCGAGTCGTGCCAGCGGGTCCGCCGTAGTACGTCGGTCGGGACCAAGGCCCCGTCGAAGCGCCAGACCCGGGAATGGTGGACGCGCTGGCCGCCGCGCAGCAGGTAGTGAAGCGGCTGGTAGAAGGTCGGGCTTTGCGGGTCCTCGTCGTAGCCCTCGGGCGAAACGTGCCAGCGGTCCAGCGGTTGCAGGTACATCACGCGCCGAAGCGTGGCCACGTTCAAGGGCAGGTCGAAGGGCTGGCCATCGTCGGCCCCGATCAGCCAGAGCGCGCCGCCGTAGAGGCGCGACCAGCACAAGCCCTCCAGCAGGGCCCGCCGCGCGCCCAGGCGGTCAAGCTCCTCGGCCGCAAGCTCCGCGATCTCGGGGTCCTCGTCGACGCGAATATCGTACCACTCGCGGACCATCTCCTGCGGGACGTGCTCCACGATCCGCCGCGCCAGGTCGTCCTGCTGAAACATGGCCTCCAGCTGCGCCCGGTCCAGCGATAGCGGGTCGTGGCCCTCGAAGCGCGAGCTCACGCGCTTGTCTACGCCCATCCGGCCCAGCCCCGTGAGCACGTTGCTCCAGCCGTCCAGGCGGGCCGCCAGGGCCGCCGCCTCGCTCGCCGGGGCCGCCGCCACGGACCCGCGCGCCTTGCTACTCGTCGCCATCGTCGACCTCCTGGCCGCTAGAAAGTTGTCGCCGGACGCCGCCGTTGGGCGGTAGCCGCAGGACGCTCGCCTCGTGATACCTGCCGTCGCCGGCGTCGTAAACGAAGGCCCGGCCGCGCCAGGTCACGACGTCGGGCGCCGGCCCCGAGTGATCATGCCCGCGCGCAACCTGGCCGTCTATGCCCACCAGTACCTGGTACACGTTGACCTCCTACCATTGGGCCATCTGCTCGGCGAAGCCGCCGGAGCACGGGTTTTCGCGCAAGTATCGGAGCAGCTGCGAAGTCGCGTCCACCTGGTCCGCGCTGGGGTGGACCGGGTAGGCCGTGAGCTCGCTTTCGTACTCCACCGCCCACGGCTCCGGGGCGTCGGGCAGGTGGAAGCGCCCCGCCTCAATGGCCGGGCTCTCGACGTTGTAGCGGGTCCACTTGTCGCCGTGGCCGACCGGGTCCATCGCGACGGGCACCGGCTCAAACTCGGGGTCGACGCGAAGGTCCGCCAGCAGCTGCTGCCCGCTATGCTTGTCCTCGACGAGCACCACGTTGGGCCGCCACCTGGCCGCCAGGCCCTTGGCCCGCCGCCGCAGGTCCGGGTAGAGCAGGCGCTCGCGCTCGACCGCCAGGACGTAGACGTCTTGCCCGACCTCGCCGACCGTGACGCACGCGCTGAAGGCCGCCCCGGCCGCCTGGCTGCCGGCGGTGTCCCAGGACTGGACGATCCGGTCGAAGGCCGCCGGCGGGGTCCCGTAGCGCGCCCGGTTGAGCCAATCGGACTTGACGACGCTGCCGCCGTATTGGCTCGGCCGCTGCTGGTACAGGGCGCTCCAGAAGTAGGCGCTCAAGGTCGCCTTGATCGCCTCCAGGGCCGCAAGCGGGAAGCGCTCGGCGTGCAGCGGCTCGCCCTTGGCCCGGTGCGGCTCGTCGGCCTCGGCGATGGCCGCGAAGTCGAGCACCTCCCAGCGGTCGCCCTTGCCGGCCGCCATGTCCGCCAGGCGCCGGCCGGTCAAGTCGTCCTTGTGCCAGCGGGTGGCCATCAGCAGCACGCCGCCGCCAGGCGCGACGCGGGTGTAGGCCGTCGACCCGTACCACTCATCGATAAGCTCGCGCCGCTGGGCGCTGCTGGCCTCGGCCGCGTCCTTGATCGGGTCGTCGATGATTAGGAAGGTGCAGCCGTGGCCCGTCAGGGCGCCGCCCACGCCGGTGCTCTTGTAGCGGCCGCGCACCTCGTTGCCCAAGGCGTCCAGCGGCCCGCCGGTCATCCAGTCGCGCACCTTGTCGATATCGTTCCGATTCCAGGCGCCGCCGTCCGCAATGGCCCGCCGCCGTGGCCGCAGGTCCGGGAACACGCGCAGGGCCACGTCCGACCGGGCGATCTCGCGCGCCGCCCGGGAGTGCGAGTCGGCCAGGTCCTGGGCGTAGCTGGCCACGATGAACTCGTTGCCAGGGTAGCGGCCCAGCACCCAGGCCGGGAAGCGCTGCGAGACGATGGTGCTTTTGCCGTGGCGCGGTGGCGCCGCCACGATCAGCCGCGGGCTCTCGCCACGGGAGACCGCCTCGGCGAAGGCCTCCAGGCGCTCGCAAAGGACGCGGTGAAACCAGCCCGGCTTGAAGCCCGGCGTGGTCAGCACCACGAAGTCCAGCAAGCTGTCGCGAGCCCTGGCCGCGGCCCGGCGCAGGCGCTCGCCCTGGACGTCCATCAGCGTGGGCAGCGCCTTGGCCGCGGCCGCCATTGGCTAGCCCTCGTCGTCGTCGTCGTCCATCGGGCCCAGCGCCGGCATAGGCGCCAGCGCACGCGCGGGCGCCGCCCTGGCCGCGATAGGCGCGGCCTTGGCCAGCAGGGCCTCCAGCTGCTCTAGCTCGGCGTCGGTCAGGTTGGCCAGGTCGGCGCCGGTCGTGACGCTGGTGTGCAGGCGCATCGGCGCGCCGTCGGCCCCGGTATGCTCGACGCGGGTCCGCCCGTAGCTCTCTGGGAAGCGCCGCTCCATCTTCCAGGCCGCGGCCCGCCAGTCGCCGTCGGCCGCCGCCTTGTCGATCAGGCCGGCCCACTTGACCAGGGCGTCGCCCTTGGCCCGCTCAATAGCCTGGCGAAACACGCGAAACGCGGCCCGGCCCCGGACGCCAGGGTCGCCCCAGGTCATCCAGCGGTGGAAGGTCTCGTAGCTCACGCCGGCCCGAAGGCAGGCGTGCTCGTAGGTTAGGCCCACGCGCACGCCTTGGACGATCGTCTCTTGGGTTTCAGGGGTCAGCTTGGTCGGCCTTGCCATCGGGGTCCTTTCGCGGGCGCGGTGGCGCGGGGTCACTCTGCCGCCAGGCCACCGCGAAGGCAAGCGCCAGAAGGTAGGCCGCCAGGCCGACGCCCAGCGTGGCCAGGGCCAGGGCCAGGGCTGGCCTCAGTCGGGCGCCTTGGCGCCTTGGCGCGCCGCCTTGGCGGCCAGGGTCGTCGGGTGCCAAGACTGATAGGTCGCGCCCTCCAGCGGCTGCGGGTCGCCGGCGGGGCCGTCGTTGCGCTCGCAGCGCTCCAGGGCAGCGTCCAGGGCGTCGAGCGCCAGCGGGATCAGCTGCGTCTGGTACAGGTCCAGCGGACTGGCCAGGCCGGGCACAAGGCTGGCCAAGGACTGCGCGCAGATCGGCCCGGTGTCCAGGCCTTGGTCGGCCCAGAACCAGGTCGAGCCCACCACGCGGTCGCCCTCGTAGAAGGCCCACTTGACCGCGTCCGGTCCGCGCCGCGCTGGGAGCGGTGACGGGTGGCAGACCAAGGTGCCCAGGACCGGCGCCCGGCGCTCGGCGCCGCCGAGCACGCGCCGCAAGCTCGGGGCCAGGGCCAGGCGGGCCTCGCCAGGCGACGCCGCCAGCTTCCAGCCGCGCTGCAAGGCAAGCTCGGCGCAGGCGAGCACGAACTCCGCGCCCGGCCCGGTCGCCGGCCCGGGGTGGATGTACAAGCAGCCAGGCCCGCTCGCGCGGTGGCGGGAGCAGCGCACCTGGTGGGCCAGCCCCGGGACGGTGCCAGGTTCGTCACAATATCGGCATCTTGCGCTCATGGTGCCCTGGTGGCCAGGCCGTAGAGGCCGGCCGATAGCCGCAGGGCCTTGCCCTCGCGGATCAGCTGTTGCAGCGCCGTGGCGACGGTCGCCTCGGTCGTATCGTTCGCCAGGGCCACGCCCTCCAGGATGTCGCGCCGTTGGCAGCTGCCGCCCCGTAGCCGCGCCAGGATCTCGCTCTTGATCGGCACGCGGGCCCGGTCAGCGGCCGCCAGGTGCGGCGGGCGATCCGCAGGCGCCTGGGCCGCCGGCGCCGGCGCCACGCGCGCCGTCGGCGCCGTTGGCGCGGGCGCCTCGGCCGGGGCGCCGGCCAGGGCGCGCAGCAGGTCCAGGGCCTCGGGCATGGCCGCGAGCTCCTGCGCGATGGCCCGGCGCCTGGCCTTGATCGCGTCCGCCTTGGCGTCCAGGTCGACCACCTCGCGCGCCAGGTCTCGCAGCTTGTCGCCCACGTTAGCCTCCTCGAGTAGTACCGGGCACGCGGTCGCGCCCGTAGAAGCGAAAGCCCTGGACCGCCCTGAAGTGCCCACCGTAGCCGCTGCCGCCGGCCCCAGGGTAAAGGTTCGCATTGAGGGACTCGCGGGACTTGACCTTCTGACCGCCGTGGAGCACGGCCGACACCTGCCGCCAGCCCGGCCTGTTGCGAAGCGCCGCGCATAGGCCCGGGTGCGAAGTGTGAAAGATCGTCGTCATCTGGCGCCCGGCCAGGCGGCCCTCGCCGCGTAGCTGGAGCAGGCAGATCTCCTCCAGGAAGCGCACGCCGATGCCCGCGCCTTGCCACTCGGGCATCACGACCAAGCGGCAGGCGCGGGCCTCGACGGCCTTGCCCACGTTCTTGGTCGCGACGCCCAGGTGGCAGACCGGCTCGCCGTCCACGAAGCCGACGTAGTAATAAGCCCCGATCATCAATGGAGCTTTCAGATAGTGATGCGGAGCAAAGTATGGCCACCACTTGCCGTCGTCAACCTTGCGGATCTCCAGGTCGAAGGGTGGCCGTGGTCGAAGCCACCTCCCGCGGTGAAACTCGCCGCTCGCGGTGTCCAGCACCCAGTCGGGCTGGAGCCAGTCCAGCACGTCGTAATGGCAGGACAGCAAGACGGCCTGCGCCCCGGTCCGCCGCCAGGCCTTCGCAAAGGCCAGGGCCCCGAACTTAGCGATCTGCCGGTCGACCACGCTGGAGAACTCGTCGATCACCACGCGGGGCGGGGCCTCGCAGATCACGCGCGCCAGGTCGGCCCGGAAGCGCTCGCCGTTGGAAAGGGCCCCGTAGGGCCGCAGCCAGGTCGGGACGCTGCCCAGGCCCACGCCCGAAAGCGCCGCGGTCACCTCGTCGAAGCTGCCGCCGGGCGAGATTGCGTCCACGATCGGCCCGTCCGGCCAGGCCGGGGCCCAGAGCGCGTCCTGGCCCCAGATGGCCCGGCCGACGCTGGTCTTGCCAGAGCCCGACGGCCCGACCACCACGCCCAGCCGCCAGGCGTGGTCATCGATCGCCAGGTCGACGTCCAGGTTGAACTCGGCGCCGCTGTCGCAGTTGAATAGGCTCTTGACGCGGGCCGCGCGGTAGCTGTTGAAGTCGGCGCAGCTGTTGCGGATTCTTACCTGCATCGGTGCTCCTTGCGGGCGGCCCCCACCATGGCCGGGGTGTTCTGGTTGGCCCCGCGCCACGACGCCGCGACCTTGCCACAGCAGCAGCAAAGCAAGACGCCGGCGTCCACCGCTGGCCAGCCCGGGTCGACGCGGATTGAGCACGACGTCAAGAGCTCGGCCCGGACCGCAGCCAGGTCGGCCCCGCCAGGCGCGCCGACGTAGGCGCCGCCGGCCAGGACCTCGCAGAGCTCGAAGGGCCCGTCGGGGCCATCGCCCTGGACCAGCACGTCGCCGGCCCAGACCGCGAAGGGCCCGGTCGCCGGGTTGTCCTTGAGCTTGCGCTGCCTGGCCATTAGCGGGCCCGCCCGACGCTGGCCAGGCGCTGCGCCTGGGTGGCGGGCTTGCCGGCCACGGCCACGACCGGACGGCGCTCGATCACGACCGGGCGCCCGCGGGTCCCGCACTTGAGGCAGATCGGCTCGACCACCTCCAGGGCGTGGCGGTCCGTACCGTGGCCCGCGTCGACGTTGCAAAGGGTGCCGACGCGAACCACCTGGTGCGCGCACCACAGCTGCGTCCACCGCAGGCGCAGGCGCTGGCCAGCAAAGGAAAGCCACAAGATGATCGGGTGCATACGCCCTCCGGCTAGGTCACGACGACGCGGCAAACGTAGCCCGCGGCGGTCAAGTCGTTGTAGACGCGCTCCTGCTTGGCCGCGTCCTCGCAATGGATCAAAACCGCGTACTGCTCGCGGTAGCGGCCCGCCCCGACGTCGGGCACGCGGCTCGCGTCGTTGCCGTCGGCCGGTGGCCCGGGCGCGGGCCCTGGCCCGCCGCCCGGTGGCTCCGGCGGGGCCGCCTGGCCAGCCTGGTCTGTTGGTCCGCCAGGCGTGGCGGGCGCCGCCGGCGCCGGCGTGGCCGGCGGTGGGGTGGTCGCGCCGACCTCGACCAGCAGCCGGTCCAGGTCCGCGTCGGTCCAGCCTACGGACTCCAGCGCCACGGCGTCCTCGTCGCGGATCTCGTCCAGCAGGACCGCCAGGGCCTCGCGGTCGTCGTCGGAGCCGCGGGCGAGCTCGTTGTCGGCCGCAAGATAGGCGCGCGCCTCCGCCTGGGAGCAGGCCCACGGCGCCACGGGTACGGTCGTCCAGCCCTCTAGGCGCGCCGCCTCAAGGATGCCATGCCCGGCCAGAACTACGCCCGAGGGCGTCTGAACGACGATCGGTTTGCGGAAGCCGCGCAGGCGTAGGCTGGCCCGCAGGGCGCGGATCTGCCCGGGCGGGTGGCGCCGGTAGTTTTGCGGGTTGGCGCGAAGGGACTCGATTGGCCATTGCTCGACGGCCAGATCGGCGGGCGGTGCGGTGCGGTCGGTCGTGGTCAAGGGTGGCCTCCTGGTTGCCGGCGCATCGTATCCGGGACAAGGGCCCCGCACAAGGCCGGGCCGTAGGCCAGGCCGGCCCGCGCCCGAATCGCGCCTTGGCGGGGCGGCACGGCCCCGCGTCGGCCATCCTGGCGGGCCCGCCCCGGGCCGCCCGGCGCCGCCGGGCCACCGCTCCCGCTCGGCGCCCAGCCAATACACCATCCGCAAGAGTTACCGCCTAGGGATCGTTGGCTTTGCGGTGGGGTCCAGCGTTTTGCGTGGGGTCTGGCAATCGGCATCGCGCCGCGCGGGTGCGGGCGCGCTACGTTATGGACCGGGGGGGACCCACCGCAGAACTCAATAATAATCAATAGGCTTGTAAAGTACCCCACCGCAAGCGGCCTCTTTCTAGCGGGTTGCGTTGCGGTAGGTTCTGCGGTGGGTCCACCGTTTTGGCCCTGGACCCACCGCAAAAGCGCGGGACCCCACCGCAAGCGCCATCAGAATGGCAGGTTCGCCCCGCTCGGGGTCGCGCGCAGGAGCTTGAACATCATGGCCTTAGTGTGAGAATCCTTGCCGATCTCAATCACATAGCCGCACCGGACCGCGTCGCGTTGTGACCTCACGGCCCGGGCGAGCCGCTGGATCTGGGCGTTCTCCATGCCCGGGCCGCGCGCTTCGAGCATCAGGCCCAAGCTGTCGGCCATATCGTAGAGCGCTTTGGCGCCCACGAAGTAGCCCGGGTTGCGCTGCCACCAGGCCTCCAGGAAGGGCGCCCACTCGTCGGCGTCCGCCGATTGCTCCTCGCGGGCGGCCTTTAGGTTGTCGAGCCAGTCCCATACGCCGGCGTGCCACAAGACGCCGCCGACCACGCGCACGAAGGCCTCGTAGCTGCCCAAGCGCAGGTGCTTGCCCGGCTCGGGCTTGCCGTCCCGCACCCATTCGGCCACGGCCTGCCAGAGCGCCGATAGCACCTTCGGCCGGTTAGCCTGGACCCAGGCGACCACGTCCAGGTGCTTGAACTCGCGGCGGTCCTCCGGGAACTCCTCGCGCGAGACCATGCGGATGCGGACGATCCGGCGCGCCAGGTCCTCGTCGACCCGGGCGTTGTTCGACGTCATCAGCGGGAGCAGCTGGATCGGGTAGCTCAAGCTCAGGCTTTGTTGGAGCAGCCGGCCCGTATAGACCCGCGAAGTCAGCAGGATATCCAGGGTCGGGCTGTTGACGTAGTGCTTGACGTTGTCCCAGACCTGGACCGTCCGGCCGTCGCGCAAGATCGCCAGGGCCCGCTTTTCAAGCTCGGCCTCGTCGCTGGGCAGGCTGGACATCTCCAGCGGTAGGCCGTGGACCGCCAGCAGCAGCTGCGCCAACAGGCTCTTGCCCGTACCTCGCCGGCTCGCCTCGATATTGTGCATCGGGACCGGCCCGTCGATCATCCGGCGGACGATCGGCACCAGCAGGGCGCCCAGGTAGTTTGCCCGTTCTCCCGGACTTGCAAATGGAAAGTCGCCCAGCACCTCGTCGCAGATCCACTGGAGCGCCGCCGCCGAGTTTGGCCACTGGCCATCCTCGACCATTGGCGGGGCCGCCAGCAGGGTCCTGCTCTCCGGGTTGTAGCCCGGCTCCGTGACGGGCTGGGCGCTGGCGGTCCAGTAGGGCGTCCCGGTCACCTGCTCCAGGACGCGAAAGGCCTGCGAGTCCTCCGGCGGTAGCTCCAGCAGCATGCGGATCAGGTAGTCCGGTGGCGGTATCGCCCTGGCCTCGCCGCCCGTTACCTTCACGAAGCGCACGCGGTCGACCAGAGCCCTGGCCACGCCTCCCGCCCCGATACCTTGCACGCGCTGGCCATCGCCGACCCGGGCGATCTGACCGCCTGAAGCGTAGACGCCAGGGTGCCAGGCGAGCTCCTGGAGCGTGGCCAGGTAGACGCGCCGCGGGTCGTCCTCAACGTAGACGATCGGCCGCGGGTCGTTGTCCGGTGCCGGCCCCGGCCCGGCCCCTACCACCTTGTCCTTGCTAGCCTTGCCTTTGCTAGCCTTGACCGCCGCCGCGGCCACGGGGGGCGGGGTGGCCGGGCCCGGCCGGCTTTCCTGGGACCACGCCCTGGCCTCGGCGATCAGGTTCTCGGCGCCTTGCGACCGGCCCGGGTCGCGGTCGGGCTTGGAGCCCACCACGGCCGACCCGGACCGCAGGGCGCTCCGCAGCTTGGCCCGCAAGTCGGCCGCGCTCCAGGGTGGCACGCAGGTGGCGTTCCAAGCCTCCATCAGCGGCCAGGCCGTGGCCTCGTCCAGGCCGAAGTCGCGCACCAGTTGGCAGGCCGTGGTGAAGGTGTGCTGGTCGCCGCCGTGGCCCTGGACGGCCGGGTCCCGCCTGGCCATCCAGGCTTGCGCCCGGCGCAGGGTCAGGTCGTGGACGCCAGGCGGTGGGACGTTGACGTGCGCCGCGCCGACCGGCGGGCTCCTGGTGGCCGAGACCGGCGCCGGCGCCAGGTCTTGCTGCGCGTCGGGCCTGGCGAGCCAGGCCGGGACGAACGTTGGCAGGTGCTCCAGCGTGAGCGGGATGCCACCGATCCAGGCGTAGACCGCCCCGGTCGGGTGGAGGCTGGGCGGGGCCACGACGTAGCCGCCGTCTCCGCGGACGTCCAGGCCCATGCCCTCCAGCTTGGCCCGGTTTCGCACCGGCTCGCCCGGGTGGCGGTAGAACCGGTGCTCGCCCTTGCCGGTGCGGACCCGGACCGGGGTCGGCGGAAGGTTGCGGTTGGCCCACTCCAGGGCCTCGGCGCTGTCGCAATCGACGACGACGACGCCGGAAACGGCCCCGGTCACGATCGCAATCCCGGCCTCCGGGTGGCGCCGCCAGGACTCCTCAAGCCAGCCGCGGATCTGGCGCTCCGTCGACCAGCGGGCCCAGGACCCTAGCGGGCGCTTGCGCTCCTCCGGGTTGTCGTATCTCAGCGGGATCACGTTGAAGCCAAGGGCGTGCAAGGCCAAGGCGTGGTGAAGCATAGCGGTCTCCAGGTGGTGGTGGTGGTGGTGATAGCCCAGCGGCGTGCGCCGCGCCTCGTGATAGCTCAGGCGCGCCAGGATGGGAAGCTAGCGGGCGGTCAGGGCGCGCGCCAGGCCTAGGACCTCGCCACTGTACCAGGCGCAACCCCGCTTGCAGCCCGCGTAGGCCTCCAGGCCACGGCGCAGATCGCCCTTGTGGCGGGCGTGCCAGGCCAGGATCGCCGCGCCGCTTTCGGCGCCGGGCTGGGCCTGCTGAAGCTCCGGGCAGGTCAGGCCGGACCAGCGGGTGCCCACTTGCCAGGCGCCGCAATGGCCGCCGCGCTTGGCCGCCAGGCGCCAGCGGCTCTCGCGCCAGGCCACCGCGGCCAGGACCGCGGGGTCCAGGCCGTGGCGCCCGGCGGCCTCAACGGTCACAGCGGCCAGAGCGCAGCCGCGGGCCCGCTCCGCCGGCGTCGGGGCGGACGGGCCGCGCGCCGTCAGGATGGCCAAGCAAAGGGCCAGGGCCTTCACTGGACCACGCTAGCGTGGATCGCCTCCAGGGCCGCGCCGTAGGCCCAGGAGCCGCCCAGGGCGTAGCCGGCCAGGGCCTTGAACTCCGACGGGCCGGTGGCCACCTTGAACGCCTCGCGGACGGCGCCGGCGTCGACCCGGCCGCCTTGCGCCGCCTTCGCCAGGTAGACCAGCGAGTCCAGGTTGCCAAGGGGCACGACGTAGCGAAGGCCCTTGATCTCGACCATGCACGAGATCGCTTGAACGCCGGTCACAATCTCGTCCAGGGCCGCGCTCTTGCCGCAGGGCCCGGTCTCGTTGCCCCAGACCCAGGCGCCGGCCTCGGACGTGGACCGGATTACCATGGCGACCGGGGCCCCGCCGGAGTAAAGCACCATCACGCGGTCAGGCCCGGCCGCTACCGAGCACGGCGTGTTGGCAAAGAGGGCCGCCCCGATCTCGGGGCCAGAGCACGGCTCCAGGCTAAGGATCTCGCCGGTGCCTTCGCAGGCCAGGCAAGGGACCGCCCCGCAAATGCAAACGCAAGCGTGGCCAAGGCCGTGGCAGATCGGGCATTCGTGGGAGGCGTCGCCGTTGCAGGTCTTGCAAGTTACTAGCTTCATGGTGGGCTCCAGGTGGCGGTGGTGGCGGGCGTCCTTGCCCGTGCTTGCAAGCCTACTCCCGACGCCGTAGCTGTCAAGCCCTTTACGCGACCGGGCCGGTGCAACGGGGCCAGGCCTTGCCGGGCGGCCAGATCAGCCCGTAGGCCTCGCGGTCCGTCCACGGTGGCGGGTTGGCGTGCTTGCCGCGGTCCCAGCCCGCCGCGCGCTCGGCGGCCCGGAGCGCGTCCTCCCAGGACGGCTCCTCGCCAGCGCCAAGCACCACGTTCCCATCGCGCTGGCCAGCCCGTAGCTCCCAGCGGTAGGCGGGCGCGGCCTTGGCGACGGGCGCGGCCTTGGGCGCCGGGGCCGCCCTGCGGCGGGGCGCCGGGCTCATACGGGCACCGGTTTGCCGAGCACGGTCCAATGGTTGACGATGCCCTTGGACATGATGCTGTAGGGCACCCGCCCTCCGACCAGCACCCGGATCTCGCGCCCGTTGGAAGATACGGTCACAAAGCGCTTGCCGACCTTGCAAACGACCACGTTATACGCGCCGACCCAATGCGGCTTTAGGCTTGCAACGTCGCCGGCTTTCAGCGATTCGCAGAACTCTAGGCGGTCTTTGTCGTGGTGGTAGGCCATAGCTAACCTCCCGGGAACTGGCGCACGCGCAGGGCCTCGGGCCATTCAAGCCAGTCGCCGCCGTGGCCGGCGTCCACCAGGCGAATCCGGCCGGTCTCCCGGTCGACCGGGCCCGGGCCCTCGGGCCAGCCGTGCGGGTCGCTAACGTCGCCGAGCACCGGGCGGGCGCCCATCTGCTTGACGAAGCAAGGCACGCCAGACCTCGCGCACACCTCCACCAGGTCGCGCGCCCAGAGCACGTCGAACGGCCGCGCGCCAGGCCCGCTCTCGCCGCCGACAATGATCCAGCCGATCGGCGTGGGCGTGGCGTGCGACGTCAACGTCGGCCACGGCGCCAGGGTCGCCGGGACCGCGTCCAGGTCGACGGGGCCGAGCAGCGGCTCCATGGACAGGAAGCGAACGCTCGCCGGGATCTGGAGCAGCAGCGGGACGCGCTCGTCCGCCCGCGCCTGGTCCTCCACGGACGTCCCGACCCAGACGTTGGCCGGCGGGTAGCCCGCCAGCCAGGCCGCCAGCATGGACGCCAGCCCGGCGGGCTGGTCGCGGCAGTAAAGCGCCGCCTCGATCCTGCTCCTCCAGGCCTCGGGGCGCTTGGTCAGCAGCTGCCAGTCCAGCCAGCCGCGGGTGCAGAGCACCAGGTAGAGCAGGTCGGCCAGCCACTCGGCCGGGACTTCGCCGTCCAGCCAGTCCGCCAGGCTGGCGCAGAACACGCGCTCGCGGCGCCCGGCCAGGCCGGCCTTGCGGGCCCAGGACGTGGGCTCGCGCCAGTAGGCCTCGCTTGTGCGCTGCCGCGCCTGGCCAGGGCCCCACTTGATGCCCTTGACCCTGGCCACGGGGCCGGCCTCGGCGTAGCAGTTAGCGCAGCCCGGGCTCACCTTGGAGCACCCGACCCACGGGTTGAAGGTGTGATCAGTCCACGAGATACCAGTTACCTTGCCCACTTGCTTGCCCTCCGCGCCGCTGCGGGCGCTACGGTTGCCATTGCCGCACCCACCGCGGCGCCAGGGCGCTCTTGCGCGCCCGGGTAGAGATAGCCCTTGCCACCGCCAGGCAGGCGGCCTCGGGCCCGTACAAGACCAGGGCGTGGCCGCGCCCCTTCTGCTCGATCTCGCCGTCCGGGTTTGTGAACTCCACGCGCCCGCTCAGGAAGCCGACGGCCACGGCCTCAGGCCAGACCTCATCGCGCCAGGGCCCGTCGCCCGGGACCGCCGGGACCAAGGCCACGACCACGCGGCCCAGGACCCGCGCCTGGAGCCTACAACGCCGGAGCCAGGCCCGGGTGTTGGAGAAGGGCGGGTTGACGAACACGACGCCGGCGCCGACCGGGGCCCAAGGGTGGGCCAGGCCGTCGTCGCCGCGCCGGGCGTCCAGGACCGCCGCCGCCTTGACCGCGCAGGATGGCGACCAGCAGGGGTCCAGGGCTATCCGGCCCAGCCAGGCCAGGATCTCCGCCGGCGTATACCACTCGTCGCCAGCGGCTCCGTCGGGCGCTATAGGGCCCGCCAGGAGCTCGAAGCCAGGTAGGGCCGCCCCCAGGCGCCGTCGGGCCGTCATAGGGCACCAGCGGCCAGCGTCAGGTCCATTGTGCCCTCCGCTTTGCCAGGGCCGCGTCTAGGTCGGCCGCGGCCTGCTCTACGCTGAAGGCCAAGACGTAGACGCCGCCGAGGCCTTCGACCATAGCCCTGAACTTGGCCTGCTGCGGACTTAGCTTGCCGCCTGGGCGCTTGACTTCAATGGCCACGAACAGGCCCGGGTGGGCCAGGCCGATCACGTCGGCGGACCCGACCAGGCCAAAGCGGGTTGGCCGGCCGTCGGCCGCGGTCAAGACGCCGGTGTTGTTTCGCCAGACCGTCAGGTCCAGGCGGGCGCCCAGCCGGGCGAGGATAAGCTGCTGGATCTCTTGCTCAAGCATCGCCTGGCCCTCCCGATTCAAGGTCTATGAGCCGGACTAGCTCTTTCTCGGCCAGGACCACCGCCAGGCGCGCCCGCAGCGCCGCCTCAATCCTGGCCAGGCCATCGGCGTCGCGGTAGATGTGCTCCTCGCAGTAGCAGGTCCCGTGCAGCGACACTTGCTTGCAAGGGTAGCCGTCGTCGTCCCGGGAGTCGCAGATGGGCCTTGGCCGGCCTTTGTAGGGCGTTGGCATGGCCTAGCCCTCCACGCGGTCGGGCTCGGGGCCGGGGCCGGGGCCGTCGCCCCGGTCCGGGGCGTCTCCCGGCGGCAGCTGGATCGGGGTGTGCTCCCGGTAAACGCGGCGCCCGCGGGCGCAATCTGGGCAGCTGGGCGGGCATGCGCCGTAGCGGTCCCGGTCGGGGTGCTGTTGCATTACTTTCTCCAATCTAGCGCGGACTTGCGAAGGTTGTACTGCACCCAGGTCCATCCTGGGCGGTGGCCCTTCTCCCGGCGCTCGTGGTCGACCTTGCGCCACAGGTCCCAGTCGATCGCATCGGCCGCCTTGACCGGCCGGTCGGTCACGGCCTGAAGCTCGCCAGCCAGGGCCTCGAAGGACCGGACCGTGAGCGGGAGCCGGGCCCCGCAGCGCGGGCAGTTGTCCGGCCGCGGGGTCGACGCGAAGCAGGCGTAGCACTCGCGGCAGGTGGTGATGGAGAGAATCCGCGCCCGCTTGGCGGCCTCTTTGGCCAGGGCGTCGGTCTCGACCGGGTCCTCGACGTAGCCGTGGCGGGCGAAGTTGCCGCCGTGATCGTGGACGTGGCAGTCCACCTTGCCGTCGAAGCAACGCAGCCCGCGGCCTATGGTTTGGCGCCAGATGATCTCGCTCACGGTCGGGCGGGCCATGCTCACGGCCGAGACCTCCGGGCAATCCCAGCCCTCGACCAGGACGTCAAAGGTGGTCAGGACCCGGATCTCGCCCCGGGCGTGCGCGGCCAGAAGCTCGCGCCGGTGGTCCTTGGGCAGCCCGCCGTGGATGCAGGCCGACGGGAGCCCGGCCGCCGCGAAGCCAGCGGCCAGGTCGTGGGCGTGCTGGACGTTGGCCGCGAAGGCCACGCCCAGGCGGTCCCGGGAATGCGTGACGTAGTGACCGACCACGTCGCCGACCACCGCTAGGGAGTCGCCCGCGTTGGGGTCGGCAAAATAAACCGGCGGGACCAGCCAGCCCGCGCGGATGAGCTCGCGCACGCTCGGGCCCTGGACCACGACGTCGGCCGCGTGGCCCAGCCCGCGCCGGTCGGTGCGCTTGGGCGTGGCGGTCAGGATGATGCGCCAGGCGTTTGGCCAGGCGTCTAGCAGCTGCCGGTAGGTGGTGGCCGCGGCCCGGTGGCCCTCGTCCATCACCAGGATCGTGGGCTCTGGCAGCTTGTCGGCCCGGTTGGCCATCGCGACGACGGAGCCCAGCAGGATAGGCTCGCCGCGGTTGGGCTCGCCCGGGGCCCGCACGCGCAGGCCGACCCGGGCGAACGACCTAGCGGCCTGGTCCAGGATCTCCTGCCGGTGGGCGGTGAAGGCCAGCGTCGCGCCGAGCTCCGCCGCGGACGCGGCCAGGGTGGCAACGGTGGCGGTCTTTCCCGCGCCCGTCGGCATCACCAGGACCGCGCCCACGGCGCCGCCAGTGTAGGCGGCCCGGAGCTCGTCAATCGCTTGCAGCTGGTAGGGCCTGGCGGTTAGGCCTTTGCCGGTGGTGGCGGTCTGGTCCATGAGGTCACGGGCACCTTGCCGCCCGACAGGCGGGCGATCTCCGCGGCCACCGCGTCCGGGATAACGCGGTCGCCGCGAATCCACTGCGGCAGCAGCGTGGGGTGGACGCCTAGCTCCTCGGCTAGGCCCTTGGCCGTGCGGCCTTGCTCAAAGAGCCACCGCTTCAACGGGTGGGGTTTCTTGGGTTTCACGATCGCCTCCGGTTCTTGACCTCGATCTCCTCGCGGATCTCGACGCCGGCAATCTGCCGGGCGCCGGCGTCCACGGCCGCCTGGACCAGCGCCAGGTCCGGGCGCCAGTACTCCCGCGGGACTTGGCCGGGCGCCACGATGGACGCGACCCGGCGGACGGCGTAGCCCGCGGTCGACGTTGCCGACCGCACCGGGGCCACTGGCGCCTGCGCTTCGACGACCTCGGCCACCGCGTCAAAGAGCGCGGCCTGGGCCTCGACGGTCACGGCGCCGGTCTCCGCGGCTTGCGCGCTGGCCAGGGCCTCGGCCTCGCGCAGGGCCGCGGCGGCCAGGTCCTCGGCCTCGCGCTTGCGGCGGATCTTCTCCATCGCGTAGGGCTTGATCGCCGCCTCGACCCGGGCGATCGCCGCGTCCAGCGGCTGCGCCACGGCCTCCCGGAACGCCTTGTCGATCGACCGCTTGGTCTTGTCCATGTCCTCGACGATCGCCTTGCGGCCCTTGTCGGCCTCGCTCTTGATCGTCTTGATCCGGGCGATGCCTTCGTGGCCCAGCACCTCGTCGTCGTCGTCGTCGCAAGCGTAGGCCAGGGCCCACTCGTTGGCTTTGGCCACGCGCTCGCTCGCCGCCTTGACCACGACCGCCGCCTGGGTCTCCAGGTCCGCCGTGCCCTGGACCGCCATCGGGGTGGGCGCCGCCTTGGCCAGCCCGGTGCGCGTCGCCCGGTGGGCGAAGCGCTGGAGCACCTCCGGGACCGCGCGGGCCAGGACCTCGATATCGTTGGAGGCCCGGTGCATGGTGACGCCGGTCTCGCCAAACAGGCGCTCGGCCATCGCGGTCAGGTTGTTCTCGTGGCCAGGCCAGATCGCCCGGGCCATCTCCAGGGTGCAGATCCAGTTGCAATCGGGCAGGGTCAGGTTGGCCCGGGCGTATTCACAGCGCAGGATCTCGCGGTCGAACTCCAGGTTGTGGACGTAAACCGGGACGTCATGCTCGCCCAGGAACGCCGAGAGCTTGGGCAGGCCCTCCGACAGCGGAGGCATCCGCGCCACGTCGTCGTCGAACCAGTTGTTTACCGCGCTCGCCCCGGCCGGGATCGGGATGCCCGGGTTGGCTACAAAGTAGAAGGACCCAATGATCTTGCCGTCCTCGTACAAGCCCGCCGCGAGCTCGATCACGCGGTCGGTCGCGGGCTTTACGCCGGTGGTTTCGGTGTCCAGAACGTAGAACTTCATCATGGCAGGTGCCTCGGTGGTGGTGGGTGCCCAGGGGCCGCGCGTAGTGCGCGGCGGGTAGCGGCGGCCGGTTTGATCGGCGCTCACGCCCTGGAGCGGCCCGAAGGCCGCCCCAGGCGCCGCTAGTCGCCCTTGGCTAGAACGTCGGGGCGCGCTTGGCCGGGGCCTGCGCCGGAGCCGGGGCCGGGGCCGCCAGGGCCGCCTTGCGGGCCTTCGCCGCGGCCATCACGCTGTCTTGGTCGGCCTGGTCCACGGCCTGCTCCCAGGCCACGCCCACCGCCGCGTTCAAGGCCACCAGGTCCGGGGCCGCGTGGATCGCGGTCAGGTCCGGCCCGAAGAACCCGGGCGCCGGGGCCTGCGCCGGGGCCTGCGCCGGGCGCTGCGCCGGGGCCTGCGCCTGCTGGCGCGGGGCCTGGACTTGGGCCGGGGCCGAGCGGACCACAACGCCAGTCGCCGCCGAGATCTGGCCGGCCAGGTCCGCGGGCACCTCGCCGAGCGGAATCATGGTGTAGCTGGTCTTGGTGTCGCCCTTGGCGCCGTTGCGGACCACGGCCACGACCGAGCTCTCAAGGCGCTGGACGCCGATCGCGCGCTTCAGGCCCAGCAGGGCCTTGAACGGGCTGGCGCCCATGTCCCAGGTCTGCTTGCCGCCGGTGCCTTCCTTGCCGCCCTCCAGGTTCCACACCTCGACGACGTAGGCGGTCCAGGTGCTGCCGTCGGAGCCTTCCTTCTCGACGGGCTCGGGCGGGCTCAGGAACACGAGCTCGGCGCGGTCGCCGTCGTTCTCGAACTTCAAGAACTTGGAGCCTTTGTTGCGGTTTTCGTTGTACTGTTTCTCGGTATCATCCCAGCTTGCCATCTTGCGCTCCTGAAAGCGGGGCCTCGCCCCGCGGTGGTGGTAGAACTGGACGAAGCCTACATTGGCCGTCCCGCCCTGTCAATAGCTTTACGCGGGCCCGGCCTTCGCCTCGCGGGACCGCGCCTCGGCCGCGTCGCCAGCGGCCTGCGAGGCCTCCATCGTGGCGGCCAGGACCTCGGACGGAAGCGCCCGGTAGCGCATCCCGCAGGCCGCGCCCAGGGCGCGCGCCAGGGCCAGGATCGCCACGTCCGGGTCGTTGCCAGAGCGGCCCAGGGCGAGCTCTGAAAGCTCCAGGGCCAGGTCGTGAAGTTGGCTTTTCATGTCGAGCTCCTACGGGGTGATCGCGCGGACAAACGCGCGGTGGACGGGTCGGTCGGTCTCGCGCACCTTGGCGAGCCCGGCAGCGGCCAGGGTACGGGCGGCCTCGATTTTGGCCGGGCTCTTGATCGTGATGGTGGTGTTCTTGGCCCTGGCGTGCGCCAGGAGCTCAAGCGCCACGTCTGACAGGTCCGCGCCGGTCGGCCACAGCGCCAGAGCGGCCCTCTGGCCCGCCAGGGCGTCCTCGGCCTCCGTGGTCTCGACCGGCCAGACGGCCGCCCCGTTGACCAAGGCCCTGGCCTCCGCCAGGGCGCTCTCGGCGTCGGTGGTTGCGGCGGGCCCCGGGAGCACCAGGACCGAGTCGCACGTCGCCGGGCCGTCGGCCGGGACCGACCAGGTCGCAATGGTGGTCCGCGCCGCGGCCACGGCGACGCCGGGGTCATCCGCCGGCCAGGCGGTCAGGGCGCCCAGCGCGTCCGGGCCCAGGAAGCCGTCGCGGATCGACGCATCCAGGTTGGCCCGGGCGTCCGCCAGGTCTTGCTCGACCTCTGGCCCGGTCAGGTCGAGCGCGACGGCCAGGAGGGTCGACGCCGGCGCTCTGGCGGTCTCCAGGGCGGCCAGGGCCGCCAGTAGGCCCGGGACGTCGACGTTGACCACGGGGCCGGCCGGGGCGGGCTCGCAGCACGTCGGGCAGGGCCGGGCCTCGTCGGGCCCGCCGGCGCCGCCGCAGGTCGGGCAGATCACGGCCTCCGCCGTTGCGTCCGCCCGGGCCTCGTTGGCCACGGCCTCCGCCTCGTCGGTGCCGGCCGGGAGCGCCAGAACGTAGCGCGGCTCGACCTCGATCCGCGGGACCCTGTTGCCGTGCGGGTTGAGCGGCCAGGTGATCAGCAGGTTGCCGTTGGGCCGCAGGCGATTGACGCGGCCCAGCCGGTGACCGCGGTCCGGGTGCCAGAAGCGGACGACCTGGCCCACCGCGAAGGGCGCGCTAGCGGGCGCCAGGACTGGCGCCGGCGCCGGGGCGGGCGCCAGGCCGGCCGCGGGCTCTTGCGGGGCGCTGGCGGCCACGACGGGCCCGCACGGGGCCACGGCGCCGTCTAGCTCCGCCAGGTAGGCCAGGCCCTCGACGGTCAACAGGGTGTTGCGGTCGAACGGCGCTCCCGGGTTGATGGTCACGATCATGCCGCGGGCCTCCAGGGCTTGCGCCGTGCGGCCCTGACGGACCGGGACGTCAAAGCGCCCGAAGGTTTGGCTAATCTGGCGGAGGAGGGCTACTTGCGGGGCGGAGAGGGTGGCCATTGTGGGCTCCTTGCGGGTGGTGGTCGGCGTGGCGTCCAGGCCACAAACGAACGATGCTCTTGGCGCGAGTCCTTGTCAAGCTCTTTACGCTAGCGGGCGTCGCGGTCCATGCGCCAATCGCCAGACGCCACGCGCCGCAGGCCGTCGACCGGCGGCTGGTAGATGTAGGTCTGGGCCAAAAGCCCGCCGGCCAGAATCACGCGCTCCCGGCGGTAGTGCCGCGGGTGGCCCTCCAGGCGGTCCAGGGCGGCCAGGCAATCGTCGTCCACGACGTAGACCTCGCCGCGCACCGGGGCCGCGCCGCGGGCCGGGCGCATCGCCGGGAAGGACCCGCAGGACCAGAGGCCCAGGCCCCGGCCGGTCTTAGACTCGCCCACGAACAGGGCCCCGCCGCGGGCCAGCAGGCCGTGGTTGCCAAAGCCCTGGAGCAGCGACCCGTAGACAAACACGACGGTCCACCGCATCCCGGCCTCGGCCGCGGCCAGGGCCAGGCGGTCGCGGGGCCAGTCGGCGAGCTCGTAGGCGCCCCAGATCGTCGCCAGGTAGTCCGGGCCGGGTGGGGTGGCCAGGGCCGGGCCGGTCTTGACGTAGGTCCAGGCCACCACGTCGCCGTCGTCCGTGGCCACCTGGACGGCCTCGCGCTTGTAGCAGGACGGAACGCCCTCGTAGCCGTCCAGGCGGGCCAGGTCCACCGCGTCCAGGGCGTAGAGCACGCCCGGGACGGTAGCGCCGGGCCGCGGCTGGACGGTGGCAACGCCGCCCTGCCGGTAGGCGGACCAGCCGGTGAAGGCCAGGGCGTGGCCGGGCAGCGTGGCGTCGCACAGGTAGCCCGCCCGCGGGCAGCGCTCGCGGATCTGGCCGAAGTCCAGGTTGGAGCCGTAAGCAAAGACTAGGTGGTTGTGGCGGTCGGTCATAGCGTCCTCGTCGTCGTGGTGGTGGCGGGCCAGCCCGGGGCCCCGCGCCCCGGGCCTGGCCCGTAGTCTCTGGCCCCGGGCTAGGCCGCGAGCCGGGTAGCGGCCTTGGCCGCCTTGACCTTGCTCCAGGTGGTCGTGCCCTTGAAGGCCGGAGGGCTGGCCAGCAGGTGGTGGCGGAGGGCCTTGAACTCCTCGCCGGTGCTCACGCCCAGCTTGTGAAGCAGCTGGTAGAAGTCGAACCCGGCGGTCTCGGCGCAGTAGGCCTTGCCCGTGGACTCGGCGCGCTTGCTGTTGATGGCCGAGGAGCCCAGGGCCATAGCGAACTGGATATAGGCCTTGATCTTGCCGGCGTGGAGGGTGGCCTCGAACCAGCGGAACTCGATGGTGCCCTTGTTCCAAATCGCGTGGAGATTCAGGCCGGTGTAGCGGGTCGGGTCGTAGTGCGTCGGGGCGGTGTTGCGGTATCCGTACCAGAGCTCATTGAGCCGGTCCATGGTCGGGGCGGTCTCCGCGCTAGCGGCAGCCAGGAAGCCAGGGCGGGTCGGGCCGCACCAGCGGGCCAGGCGGGCGGTCTGGATCTCCAGGGCCTTCTCGATCCAGGGCTGCCACTTGGCGACGATCTTGGTCAGGCGGACCACCGCTTTGGCGTCGAAGAACGAAGCGCCCAGGTGGACGTGGACGCCGCAGGACCCGTTGACGTCGGCGCCGGCGCCCCGCATCGCGCGGGCCACGATCTGGACCATCTCCAAGTCGGCGTAGGTGCAGATCGGGCTCACCACTTCGGTGCCGCGACCGCCCCGGCCGCCAGTGATCGAGCCGTCGGTCATGCAGGTCCAGCGGCGGCCATCGGCCAGGACGACGCAAACCTTGTCGTAGTAAGAGCCGACGCGCTCAACGTAGGCGCCCGGGATCGCCGCCGCGATAGCGCGGGCCGACTGGTCGCGGTCCAGGTTGATGGTCTCAATCTCGACGCCGAAGGTCAGGGCTTTGTTCATGGTTCCGAGGCGTGGCATGGTGGTCTCCGGTGCGGGTGTTTGCGGCGCCGTCCAGCGTGGCGTCCATGTAAAGAACTTTACGCGCCCCGGTGCAGGCTGTCAAGCCCTTTACTGGCGCAGGCCCAAAGATTCTTTGCGCGCTTCGTGTTTTCGCGGTCTTGTGGCGCCTGCTCGGCGTGATCACGATCCGGCCCGGCCGCGGGGCCACGGAGGCCCAGGCGTAGAAGCCAGCGGCCGTCAACGTGAATCGCCCGCGGTCTTGGCGGGCGCCCTTGCGTCCCGTATCCTGGCCGCCCAAAGGAGCCCCGATGAACCTTGTGCTTGAAACCGTCCGCGGCCTGGGTGGCGTCCGCGCCACGGCCGCCCAGCTTGGCGTCTCGAAGTCGCACGTCGCCCGCTGGTGCGCCGCCGGGTCGGTGTTCAGCCTAGACCACGGCCTGCGCCTGGCCGACGCCAGCCTAGGGACGGCGGCCAGCCCGGCCGAGCGCCTGGCGCTCCTGCGCGCTCTGGCGGGCCAAAAGCACGAAGGGCGCGGGCCTCTCGGCGCCACGCCCTCCACGCTGGACTGTCCGGCCACCACGCCAGAGCACCCGGCTATGCTGCCGCAGGTCCTCGGCTAGCGCAAGCCCGCCCGGCAGCGCTCAAGGGCCGCGCGCTCCTTGAGCACCGCGTCCGTTAGGCGCGCCAGGGCCGCGGCCGAGACCAAGTATGTCCCGGGCGTCGGCCCCTGCTCGATCCACACCTCGCCCAGGTCCACCGTCGGCGTCTCCGCTAGCGGCCTGGTCGAGCAGCACGCGAGCCAGGGCAGCGCGAACGCCGCCCAGATCGCCGTCGTCCAGGGCCTTGACCATTGCATTGTGGTCCTCCACGAAGCGCGCCCGAATGCGGCGCTCTTGGGCGCCGTGGCGCCACTCGTCCAGCGCCGGCGCCAGGGCCCGCAGGACTAGGATCAGGGCCTCCAGCAGCGCGCGAATCACGGCGCCTTGAGCTTGGCCTCGAGCAGGCCCACGGCCCCGGCCGCCACGGCCTTGGCGTCCCGCTTGCCGGCGGCCAGCACCAGGCCTTGCGCCGCGTCGACCAGGCCCTGGCTGCCCAGGTAGGCCAGCGCGATCGTCTGCCAAACCTCGACCGGGATCGCGTGAAGCAGCAGCAGCGCCGTCGCCACCGCAAACGCCCAGAGCTTGCGCGACCCCAGCTTGTCCTTGATCCAGTCCATGGCTCCTCCCTACTTCACAACCAGGGCGGCCAGGTCGGCCGCCGACGCCATCCAATTCAAATCCACCGCGCCGGGAACTCCGGCCAGGTGCCCGCGGCTGGTCCATTGCCAGCAAACCCAGCGGGGCCACTTGCCAATCGGGCCAGGGCCCACGGCGCCGGCCCCGCGGTAGCGGGCGATCCACAGCGGCCAGCCCTCCGCGGCCAAGGCCGCCCCGCCGCCCAGGCGCGCCTGCATGAAGTTGCCGTAGGTGTAGACCACCGGCCGCACGCCGGTGCCCTTGTGGACGCGGTCGAGCCAGGCGCTAGCCCAGGCCTGGAGCTTGGCCGCCGTCCAGTCCCGGCCCGCGTTCTCCAGGTCCAGGACCGGCGGGAGCTCGCCCGGGTAGACCGGCCCGAGCGTGGCCAGCAGGTGGTCGGCCTCCACGAGCGGGTCGCCCAGATCGGCGAAGTGATAGGCCCCGAGCGCGACCGCCGCCGCGGCGGCCTCTAGCCTGTTGCGCTGAAAGACCTTGTCCTTGAAGCCGCGGCCTTGCGTTGCCTTGGCCCATCCGAAGCGCACGCCCTGGCCGGCCAGGCCTTGCCAATCTACGCTGCCGCCCTGGTAGTGCGAGACGTCGACGCCCAGGACCGGGCCGCCGCCAGGTAGGGCCGCCCAGGTCGCCGGGCCGATCACGCCGTCCGGGATCAGGCCCTTGCAGGCCTGGAAAGCCGCGACCGCCTTGGCCGTCTTGGGGCCGAAGTCGCCATCGGCCTCCAGGCCGAGCGCCGCTTGGGCCTGCGCCACCAGTTGGCCCTTGTCGCCCATGTGAAGCAGAATCATCTCGCCATCCTTTGCGCGCCAGCGGCGCCAGCTATCCTCGCCTCTAGGCCGGCCAGGCGCTCGCCGTGGCCCTTGTCGCCGGCCACGGTCGCCTCGACCTTGGCCAGCCGGTCGCCGTGGGCCTCCAGGAGCTCGTGGTGGGTCTCCTGCATGAACTCGACCCTGGCCACGCCGCGGCTCACGCGCCAGAGCATACCCATGGACGCCGACCAGGCCAACAGGGCGAAGGCCAGCAGGGGCCAGTAGGTTCTGACGAGCTCGTTGATTGTAGGCATCATTGGCAACCTCTTACGCGGGCTTGACAATCTCGGACAGGCGCAGGTTAGCGTCCCAGCGGACCTCGCCGACGCCGGCGCTAGCCGCGACCGTGATCACGACCCTACCGGAGCCAGCGACGCTCGCGTTGACGGTCCAGCCTAGGGCATTCGCCGTGATCGCCACGCCGGCCGCCCCGAATACGATGGTCGTGACGCCGGCCGTCCGCTTGACCACCAGGTCCAGCGCGAAGGCCTCGACAAGCACGCCGGAGGATATGGCGAGCACGCGGCCCTCGACGGACATTGCGCTTTCGTCTTGCAGCGAAAACGTATCGACCGCCGCGGCCACGCCAGCCGGGTCGAGCACGCCGGAGCCGGCGTCCCGCGTTTGCTGCTTACACTCGAAGTCGCCAGCTTGGCCCTCGCCGGGCGCGCTCTGGCCAGCGAACAGCGCGAAGGCCCCGCCAAACGGCGCCCCGGACCGCATCCTTGAGCCGCGCAGCCGCGCCAGGGCCCCGAAGCCGACCGCCTCGGAGTAGTCCGCGCTCGCGGTCAGGCCGGTGCCGTGGGCCCTGGCCGCTAGCCCGGACGCCGTGACCGCGTTTGCGGACATGCCGTCGTTGCCGCTATAGCCCGAGGCCTCCGACCCGTCGCCGGACGCCGTGATCGCCCGCCCAAAGCCGCCCGGGCAGTAGCCGCCGGCCCGGGAGCCATCGCCAGACGCCAGGATCAGACCGGGCGTGTTGCCGGAATAGCCGTGCGAGAGCGCCCCGTAGCCCGTCGAGTTTACCCTGTAGCCAAGGGCCACCGCGTTGGCCCCGTCCGCCTGCCCGCCCGCAGCGGCCAGGCCTTGGGCCCCGTTCAACGTGGTCCGGGAGCCAGCCCCGAGCGCCACGCTTTTCTCGCCGAGCGCCTGCGGGGCCATGGTCGCGCCAGCGTCGCCACCGCCAAGGGCCACGGCGTCCTCGCCGCTGGCCATCGCCTGCTTGCCGATCGCAATCGACCGAAGCTCCACGCCGGTCAAGGCCTCCGGGCCAATGGCAAGCGAGTCAACGCCAGTCGCCAGGGCCCCGCTGCCGATCGCTACGCCACCGGACGCCGCGGTCTGGGCGCTTGGCCCCACCGCGATGGCCCCCGCGTGGGTGGTCTGCGCCTGGCTGCCGATCGCAATCGAGTCCACGCCGGCCGCCGTCGGGGTGTCGCCGATGGCCACCGCGGACCCGGCGGAGGCCGTGGCCAGGCGCCCGAAAGCGAACGCCTTGGCCGCCGTTGCCTGGGAGAGCCGGCCGAGCGCCACGGCCTCGGCGAAGCTCGCCAGGGTGCCGCCGCCGATGGCCGTAGCGTAGTTTGCCGAAACGTGGCCGCCTTGGGCCGCGAAGGCGTCCGTGCCCGCTTCGCACCACGAGCCGCGGCCCAGGGCCGTGCCGCCGGCGCCGGCGTCCACCTTGGCGGCCGCGCCCACCGCGAGCGCGTCCACGGACTCGGCCACGGTCTCCCGGCCGAGCGCGACCGCGTCCTGCCCGGCCGCCTTGGCGTTTAGGCCGTGGCCGAACGACCGCAGGCCCACGTTGGCGTCGTCCCACAGCGTGCCCGTGGCCACGCCGGAGCGCCAAGCGCCCTTAGCCTTGCGAAAGTAGGCCCTTGCGTCGTGGTCCGCGTTGCCGGCGTCGTCCAGCGTAGGCGAGCCCCAGACGTAGCTTGCCGTCGGATAGGTGTCCGCCCCGGCCACGTCCCGCGGGTCCGCGACCACCGCGCCCGCGGCCTGGTCGTAGAAGCCGGCCGCAAGCTGCACGCGCAGAAGCCACAAGTAAACCGCGCGGTTGAACCAGTTAAAGTACTCCGCCGGCGGGATCTGCGCCGGGGCCCAGCCCGCGTGCTTCTCGCCCGCGGTGGGCTCGACCCAGCCGCCCGGGCCATTGACCGCCAGGCTAGCCCACTCGGTTACGTCTGGAGCGCCCGCGCCATTGAGCGGAACTGCCGGGATTGCCATAGAGTCCTCCTACCTTAGAGCACGCCAGCGAGCTTGCCGACGCCAAACCCGTTGGCCTGCGGGTTGCCAGCGAACGCGAAAAACGGGCCCTCCGCGTGGACCACCGTGCCCCAGACCGCCGCGGCCCGCGTGCCCTGGATGAAGTCGGAGACCACCGCGGCCTCGGCCGCGGTCAAGGGCGCCAGGAGCAGCAGCTGCAACCAGAGCCCCGCCGGCGGGAACTCGAACAGCTGCGCCTGCGAGAGCTTGGCCGCGGGCGTGACCGCCCTGGCCACCAGGAGCAGGTCCTCCGCCGTACCCTTGGACCTGTTGCGGATCATCCGCGCCTTGACCTTGAGCCGGTAGACGGAGTCGGCCTCGCCGGCCAGGCGCGCCTGCCCGACGATCGACCCCAGCTTGTCCAGCGTCACGCCGTCGGCTACGTCCAGGCTCAGGCGCCGGATCAGGTCAAACGCCACGTTCTCCTGCGCCTGGTGCTGCGGCGCCAGGACCAAGGCGACCAGCGCCTCGATCAGGGCCTTGCCGCGGAACTGCGAGAGCAGGCGGTCGCGAAGCTCGCCGGCGTAGTCCGTCTGTTGCGTCAGGGCCATCAGGACACCGCCACGCTTGCGGCCAGGGTCGTCGCCCGCTCGGCCTTGCCGATCGCCAGGGTCGCCACGCCGGCCGGGTTAGGCGCGAACCCTAGGGTCAGGACCACCGTATCCTTGGCCGGGACCACCGCCGCGACCCTTGCGAGCGCCCTGAACTGCGTCACGTCGTCGCCCATCTGGAGCCCGGCCGCCGGGTCGTTGGCGCTAACAGCGGGCGGGCCGTTGACGCTGGCCACCAGGGCCGCCTTGATTGCCGCGATCTCGTCGACCGTCGCCGCTGGGGTGCAAACTACCTTGAAGAATACGCTAACCGGGGTTGGCCGGTCGAAGTACACCGTATGCGTCACGCCTTGCGAGTCGGCCACGATCACCGGGACGGAGCCGTGGGCCAGAATGCCCGCGGGCTTGCGGACCCAGATGGCCGCCGCAATTGCCGCGTCCGCGCCGCCGTCGACAACGCACCAGATCGCCTTGCCAGGCACGCCGTCGACGTCGGCGACTAGGGCCGTGTTCTCGTAGACCTTGGCCGCCAGGACGCCGGGAACGCCTAGCAGGGCCCCGCGGATCGCGTCGATGGTCGCCACGCCAGGCGCCGCCAGCGAGAGCAGGTGGCGAACGCGAAAGGCCTGGTCGGTCTCCAGGTTCTCGCCGGGCTCCGCCGCGGCCAGGTTGGTCACGGCCAGCAGGCCGGCCACGGGCGTCACGATCACCGTGAGCTCGCCGATGGCCAGCGCGACCGGGCCAGTGTCCCGGGCCAGGCATGGCACGTTCGCCTGCCCGCCCGCGGCCACGGCCACGGTCGCCTGGGCGATGAACCTCGCGCCGGTCACGCTAGACGCAAACACGGTCCCGATCGGCAGGTTGAAGGCCGCGCCGTTGCTCGTGACCCGGGCGGTCACGGCCGACCGCGTCGCCGGTTTGCGCTCCAGGCCCGCGAGCAGCAACACGTTATCCAGCATCACGCCAGAGCCGGTCGGGCCGATTCCAGCGTACAGGGCCGCCAGGACGTCCTCGACGCTGGCCAGGCCCTCGGACGCAAGCTGTAGGAAGTTGCCGGCCACGGTATCGGGCTCGGACGGAAGCAGCGCGGCCTTGGCCGCGGCCGCCAGGTCCGCGAGCACCTCCTGCTGGGTGCGCGTCTGGAGCCCGGTAGCGTCAAGCAGAAGCGGCATGGCCTAGACCTCCAGGAGCGGGACCGACGCGGTCGCCAGGCCTATGCCGGCCTGCGCGGAGAACCCGACCGTAAGGTGCCGCGTGGACGGATCGATCGTCAAGTCCAGCGAGCGGATCGCTTGAACGCCGGGCGTTTGCGAGACCACGCTCTGGAGCTCCGCTTTGATCCGCCCCAAGCTCACGCCCTTCTTGCCCAGAACGCCGGCGTAGTCCACGCCTTGGTCCAGGTCGTAGGCGCACTCGCCCTTGATCGTCCGCAAGCGCACGGCGCACCGCTGCGCCACCGCGGCCAGGCCCTCGACCACCGCCAGGTCCGGGATCGGCCCGGCCAGGGCCACCAGGTCGCCGTCGGCGCCCAGCGCGAAGTCACGAAGCACGATCTCGGCCATAGCTAGCTCCAGAAAGCGGGAGGCCCGCCGGTTGTCCAGGTGCCAGTCCGGGCCCAGGCGTCGATCACCGTGGCCAGGGCCAGGGCCGGGGCCAGGGCGTCCGCCGTGGGCGGTAGCGCCGGGAGGGTAACAGGCGCGGGTGGTGGCGTCGCCACGACGCCAGGCACGGCGCCGGCCGCGACCGTGGCCGCGTAGGCCGCCAGGCCGTTGACTAGCGCGGCGGGCCCGAGCGGGAGGCCCATCGCCGCCGCCATCGCAGCGGCCGCGGCCGCATGCGTACCGGGCACCACGGCCGGGGCCACCAGGCCGCCGAAGTAGGCCAGGGCCACGCCAGACCAGCGCTCCCTAACGGCGTCCGGGCCGGGTGGCCAGCCCAGAAAGCCCGGGTTGCTCGGGTCCGTGGTCACGAGGATCGCCGCCAAAAGCGTGCCCGAATTAAGCGGCATCACGGCACCTTGACGACGGTGGATAGCTCCGCCGCGGTCAGGCCAGCGACCGCGGGCCCCGACGGCCCGAAGGCAGTTTGCACCGACAGCTGCGTGGTCAGCCAGGTGGAGAAGGCGTTGCCGCGCACCAGCGCCTGCGCCGCGGCCATCGCCCCAAGGCGAAGCTCCTGCCCGGCGCCCACCGCCAGGACCGCGTGGCCCGTAGGCACGCCGTCTAGGGCCTGGGCGCGCGGGTACAGGCCCGGGAGCGCGACCATGCCCGACAAGCCGCCGCGCCGGTCCTCCGCCGGGGCGGTTACGTCGCCGGCCTTTTGCCAGGCGTCCAGGCAGACCGCCGACGGCAGCAGCGTCACGCGGTCGCCAGGCTGGAGCGGGAAGGTCAGCGAAGCCCCGCCGCCCCGTGGCCAGACCACCGGGACGTCTGGCAGCACCGGGTGGTTGACCTGGTTGCCGTCCTCGTCCCGGGTCGCCGGCTCGGGCTGGACGTCGGCCACCTGCTTGGCCGCGTCGTAGCTCAGGACCTTGCCGGGCAGCACGCCGGACAAGGCCAGGGCCAGGCGCGCGTCGACGACGTGCTCGATCAGGGCCAGGAGCTCCTCGGCCGCAAGTAGGGACGCCACGCTAACCTCCCACCGGCGTAAGGTCGACGGTGCTTGTCCACTTGCCGGCGTCGTGGGTGTCGCCCTCGTGCTCGACCTTGTCGACGCGAAAGTTGCCCGACAGGCTCGCCCGCAGGCCCACCAGGCGCCCGGGGCGCAAGAGCGGGTTGAGCAGCGAAACGGCCCGCACGCGCCCGTTGTGGCCGCCGCTGGTGCCCTTGCCGCCCTTGGCCCGCCCCGATGGCTCTGGCGAGCCGACAAGGCCCGTCTCCGGGGCGAGAATCACCATCGTCTCGGTGGTCGTACCGTCGATCGGCACCAGCGCCAGGGCGCCATCCTGGATCGACCACTCCAGCCCCAGGCTGGTAGCGATCACGCCCAGCGGGTAGGCCGCCGGCCCGGAGACCGTGATCGGGCTCTCGTAGGACGCTTGCCCCAACAGGGCCAGGGTGGCGTCGGAGACCGCCACGCCCAGGACGCCGGCCAGGTGCTCCACGACCTCGCGCTTGGGCGTGCCCGCCCGCCAGGAGCGCCGCGCCAGGCGCCGGATCGCCGCGTCGCCATCGTTGGCGCGGATGGCCGTTTCCCAGTCCTGACCCTTGTGCTTGTGGACCGCGTCCCAGAGCTCGCCCGCGAACAGGACCGCCGCCTGCTCCTCGTAGCCCGCCTCCAGGCGGACGGCCAGGCCATGCTCGGCCACGCGGGCGCGGGACTCCTCGCCCAGGTTGTAGATAGAGATCTCCGCCTGGTTTGGCTTGCCGCTCGTAGACTTGGCGACCTTGAACGCCACGCGCAGGCCGCGCCACTGGCGGTCGCCGACCGTCAAGGCGCAGGTGCGCCCGTAGAGGCGCGCGCTCACGACAGGGCCTCCGTATAGACCAGGGCTACCCTGGCCCCCAGGTCGTCGACGCCAGCGTCCTCCTCCGGCCGGATCGACGCCACCGCCCGAAGCACGCCGGGCGGTAGCCTGGCGTCCTTGTGCCTGGAGAGCAGCGGGTAGCCGTTGACCACCGGCTCGCCACAGCAAACGGCCACGCCGTCCGCCGTGGCCACGTCCAGGAACCAGAGCCCGGCCCGGGCGTTCCACCGCAGGCCCAGGGTATAGACCGCGCCGTCCAGGGCCACCTGCATGGAGTAGGGCGCCGCGTCGCCCGGGTCGGTCGGGATCTTTAGGTCGGCCATCTAGTCCACCTTCTCCGCCTTGCCCTGGCGCACCGCCTCGATTTTGTCCGCAAACCTGCCACCTTTGGCCACGCGCTTGGCGTGGTGCTTTCGCGCCAGGCGCTTGACCTTGACCGTATCGGCCTCGGCAAACTGGACGCCGACCAAGGCCAGGGCGAAGCGCACGCGCCCGGCCTCCTTGATCGAGTCCTCGACCGTGAGCTTCGTAAGGATTGCCGCGTTGTAGGACCGCAGGCCGGCCGTCACCATCACGGGCTTGCGCGCCTTGACCGCCGCGTCGAGGGCCATATAGCCCGCCATGGCCCGCCCGAAGCCGCCGTCGCCGGAGGCCTTGGGCTCCAGCGTAGGGTCCAGGGGCGAGTCGGAGAACAGGCCGGTCACCTCCAGCGAATCCTGCTTGAGGATCGCGTGGTCCGCCAGGTTGACGCCTAGCTCCACCGGGAACGCCGTGACCTCGGCCGACGTGTCGTGCTTGGCGACCTCGAAGGTGTCGGGCTCAACGTAGGTGCCGTCCGGGAACACGACGACGAAGCTCTGGCCGATCATCGCGCGCCTCCTGGGACCAGCCGCCCGGCGCCCTCAACCAGGCGCCGCGTCGGGTCCATCATGCCTTCGCTCGCGGCCTGGCGCACCTTGGCCGGGTCGGCGTCGCCGTTGATCGTGATGTGGACCGACCCAATGTGCTGGGAGGCCTGGACGCCGCCGCCCTTGCCCTTAGCGGCCGGGGCGCCGCCCCAATCGCTAGGGCCATCGCCGCCGCCGAACGAGTAGTCCACGCCCTTGACGCCCATGGCCTTGTCGTAGGCCTCCTGGTCCCAGCTTGCGCCGTCGCCCTTGGAGCCGGCCGACGCCGCGCCCGTGGCCCTGGCCTTGCGCGCCACGGCCTTGGCCGCCCTGGCCTTCTTGGCCACGTCCTCCGGGCTCATCATCAGCATTTCTACAAACTTGTCGCCGGCCTGCTCCGTATCGCCGATGTCCTTGGAGCTCTGGGCGTTGACCGCCTTGAGCGTAGAGAAGGTCCGGTCGCCGCGCGACAAGTCGTAGGCCGCAGCGGCCGCGGCCGCGCCCGCCGCCATGATGCCCTGGACCAGCACCTTGACCGCCATGGCTGTCGCGCCGGTAAACGCCAGCAGCTGCCGGATCGTATAGGCCGCGCCAGCCGCGGCCTCCTCCAGGCCGTCCGAGCCCTCGGCGCTACCGGCCAGAAGCTCCACAAACTCGCGCATATCTGGCAGCCCGTCGACCAGCGCGGACCCGAAGCGGACCTGCGCGTCCTCGGCCGCCAGGACCGCCGGGGCGAACTTCTCGCCCAGCTGCACGCGCGCCGCCTCGACCTTGGCCCTGGCCCGGTCTAGCTCGTGCGCCAGGCCGCCGGCGCCGGTCGTGGCCTCGGTGTAGGCGTCGCCCATGGTCGTGGCCGCCCTGGCGTTGCTGGTCATCGCCGCGCTCATGGACTCGGTCCGGTCCTTGACCAGGTGCAGGACCAGGCCCTGGGCCTCCAGCGGTGGAAAGAGCTTGGCGATGGCCTCGGCCGACCCGTCGGTGTTCTTGATAAGCTCCCGGATTACGCCACTGTAGCCCATGGTCTTGACCGCGGCCTCGGCGCCTTCAAAGCCCATCTTCTTGATCGCCAGGCTCGACGGGCTGCCCTGGCGGGTAAGCTCGCCGAAGGTGGCCGCCAGGCCGGTGCCTACGGTGCTCGCCCCGTTCATCACCACCGCGTTGGCCGCGAAGGTCGCAAAGAGCTCCTCTTGCGTCACGCCCAGCGCCGCCGCCCGGCCAGCGACCACGCCCATCGCGCTGGAAAGCTCGGGCAGGGTCGTGCGGCCCAGGGCCACCGTGTTCTGGGCCAGGTTGGCCGTGAACTCGGCCGCCTTGGCGGACGTGTCGCCGTAGCTGTTCTGGACCGCGGAGAGCAGGTTCAGCGCTTCGCTGGTCGACGCGGCGCCCGCGACCGCGGCCTTGGCCGCGACCTCCAGGATCTTGACCGAGTCCGCCGTATCGCCGAACGCCGAGATCACCTGGTAGGTGCCCTTGGTCAAGTCCTCCAGCGGCTTTCCGGTGTCCAGGGCCAGGGCCATGATGCCCTCGCGTAGCTCCGCCACGCGCTTGGCGCTGCCGGGCATCAGGCTGGCCACCTGGGACAGGTTGGCCCCGAAGGCCGCCGCGGTCTTGACGCCCTCCTGCACCTGGACCCAGGCCCCGCGAGCCACCTGGAGCCCCGCGAAGGACCCGGCCAGGCGCTTGAGCTCATCGCCCAAAGACGACGCCGAGCCCTTGGCTTTCTTGGCCTTGTCGTCGGCGTCGTCCAGGGCCTTCGTGTCGCCCTTGGCCCGTACCGAGATCACAAGCTCACGGATCGTCGGCATCGTCGCCCTCCACGGTTAGCCCCAGCAGGTGGTCCAGCGCCTCGTGGGCGTCGGCCAGGTCGGCGCAAGAAAGCAGCGTCGCCACCTCGGTCCAGGTCACGACCCGGTGCGCCACCGGCCGCCATAGAAACCAGTCTAGGCCTGCTCTTGAGCCGCCCTGGCCAGGCCCGCCGCGGCCTCCGCGCTCTGCTGGCCCGCCGCCGCCCGAAGCGCCATCTGCGCGGCCGCGCTCTGTAGCACGGCGCGCGCTTCTGTAAAAAAATCCAGGTAGTTCACCTCGACGGCCGCGGCCAGGACCGCGAACAGGTGGCCGAAGCGCCCCGCGAAGTGCGCCGAGAATACCTCCCGCGTCAACAGGCGGCCGTCGGCCGAGACCTTGGCCAGCAGCGGCAGGACCACCGCCTCCAGGTCGGCGGGCTGGACGTCGCGCAAGACCCGGCCCAGGGCCCGCGTCAAGGCCCCGACGTCGGCCTCGGCGTCGGGCCTAGAGAAGAACTCCTCCAGGCCGCCGGCCAGCAGCTGGTTCAGGCGCAAGAAAACGGGCCAGCCGCTAGCGGCCGGGAGTTGTCGGATCTCGTAGGTGGTCCCGCTAATCTCGCGGGTTACAGGCTCCAGCATGGTGCGTCCTCGGGTGGCGGTAAAGGCGGCCACGGGCGCAGCTTGCGGGTGGCCCCGGTCAGGTTACAGGTTCAGGCCCTCGCGCTGCTTGGCCGCTCCCTGGAAGGTCCAGGTCCGGTTCGTGATCTCTTGCCCGAACTCGGGGTCCGGGCGCTTGGCAATCCAGGCCTGCGGCAGCAAGTAGACCGTCGTGCCCGAAAGGTCCACGATCTTGAGCGGGTGGACGCCGAGCCCGGTCAGGCGGTCGGTCTCGGCCATCACGCCCAGGAGCTCGTTGGCCTCGCTGGTCTGGAGCAGCTGGACCTCGACGGCCACAAGCGGGTCGTGCGCGGCCACGGAGCGCGCCACGCGGCCGTCGCCGCCCTGGACCGCGGTCACCTGTTGGCCGTCGCGCGTGACCTTGACCATGGAGCCCTTGGCGAAGCCGGAGATCACCAGCGGCCCGAACGTGACCGACAAGCGGTCCGGGCTATACGTTTGCACAAAGGTATCAGGCATCTGCGTCTCCTAGCGCCGCTGGTTGGCGCGCCCCGGCCGGTTAGAACTCAAGCGTGCCCTGGATCGTGGTCGAGTGAATGGCCCCGGCCAGGGTGCCCGCGAAGGCCAGGCCGGACGCCTTGCGGATGGCCTTGTCGGCCGGGTCCACGCTGGCGACCTTGGGGACCGTCACGGTAGGCGCCGGGCTCGCGGCCAGGATGCCCGCCTTGACGGCTAGCTCCAGGCGGGCCTGCATCACGCTGGCGACCTGGTGGAAGCCCTGGTCGGTGTAGGGGATCTTCTTGGGCGCGGCCTGCTGGAGCAGGTTGAAAACGTCCTCTTGCATCCGGACCGAGATCCAGTCCACGCCCTGCTGGACGTCGATGAAGCGCCCGCTGGCCATCGTGCCTTGAGCCGGCAGCTTGGCCGACCCATAGGCCTGGTAATGGTTGCCGTTGTTCGCCTCCAGGAACGCCTGCTGCGACGCGGTCAGGGCGCTGGGCGTGATGCCCGACAAGGCCCCAAACTTCCAGGTGGTCGACCCGGGGTCCTGCGAGATCCGGCTAGAGGCCCAGGCGGCCGCGAAGCTCTCGGCCCCGCCGGCCACGACCTCCCACTTGGCGCTCGTGATCTGGGCGCCCAGCGTGATGGCCAGGTCCGTGATCTGCGGGTTGGAAGCGTTGCCGGTCGCCGTGAGCTCGATCACGCGGTCGTTGTCGGTGCCGCCGGCCACCGCCACGACCGAAGCCGCGGAGAACTTGGCGGTCGCCAGGATGGCCGACGCGAACGCCGCCAGGGTCGCGTCGCTGGTCGTGTTGATCACGCCGTCGAAGGTAGCCGTGACCGCGATGCCGTTGACCTTGCAAGAGATCACGTTATTCGCCATCAGCTTGTCGGCGAGCGTGATCTTGGACGTCTGGGCGGCCGGGTTGTGAAAGGCCAGCGCCGTGCGGTTTCGCTCCAGGTCGGCCAGGTCCTTGGCGACGCTGGCGTTGGGCGTCAGGCAGGCCACCGCGGCGGTCTGGCAAATGTAGATCGCGGGCTTGCTCCGCGTCTCAACGTAGGCCGCGACCTCCTTGATATCGGCGTCGGACCGGGCCGTCGCCACGGCGCAAAACCAGTCGGGGTCGAAGCCGTCGATAGCGGCCAGGGCCTGGGTCCAGGTCTCGCCAATGTCCTTGCGCCCGACCTTGAAAAGCGGGACGCGCTGGGCCTGGGCCAGGATCGCCGCGGCCTCGACCGCGACCTCCGTATAGGCCGGGTGGTCCGCAAGCAGGGCAGCCAAGCTACTGTAGGTTTTGACGCGGTCGGACGGCGCCACGAACTCGTCCACGACCAGGATCGTGCCGAAGCCCTGGCGCGAAAGCCCCGAGTCCTTGACGGCGATCTGGACGCTCGCGACGGTAGAGATCTCTGGCATAGCTAGCCTCCGCTGTAGGTTGCCGCCCAGGCGGCCGAGTCAATCCAGGACAGGTCTTGGGCCGCTGCAAGAGCGTAGCCCAGCGACACCTCAAACGTAGCGCGGCCCTCGACGACCGTATCTTGCGGGGCGCTGGTGTCCCGTACCGCACCACGGTCTAACACGGCCAGGCCGACGGATTCAAGCGCCGCCCTCGTAGCCTCAAGCGCCAGGCCGCTCCGGGCCCGGCCGGCCAGGGCGTAGGGCGCCGCGTCGCCGGGCGTGGCCGCGCCGAACACGTCGACTTGGAGCGTGGCCCGGTACTGCTCGATCACCAGGCGCTGCCCGTTGGCTAGGGCGCGGTCCTCGGCCTGCGGCGCCACGGGCACCGCCGGGCTGGTCCAGGTCAAAAGGGCGTAGGGCTTTGGCGGCCGCGGGGCGTCCTGGTGGGCCCAGCGCACGCGGTCAGCGGCAAAGCTGGTCGCGCCGCCCAGCCAGGTAGCGAGCGCCGCGTTTGCGGTTGTCCAGGACCAGGTGGGCAAAGGCATAGCTTACTCCGCCGCCGTAGCGTCGCCGAGGATAACCCGTTGAAAGGAGCCAAACGCTCGCCAGTCCTCCACCTGAAGGACCCGGTAGGTGCGGCCGCCCGTCGTGATCAGGTCCTCGCGCAGGCCAGCGGCCACGTCGGCCGTCCGCACCTCAAGCTCGAGGCCGACCCACGCCACGACCCGCGCGCTTTCGCGGACGCCCTCCGGTAGGAAGGCCGCCTGGCGTGGCGACAAGGGCTGCCAGACCGCCGTTCCCGGCGTCGACGTTGTGGCGCCAGGGGTCCAGACGCCGCCGGCCGTAGAGCCGGCGCCAGCGCGCTGCACGGCGATCGCCACGCGCGGCAGTAGGTTCAAGACGCCGCGAAGGTCAGGCATCGCCGCCCCCTGGGCCCTTGGCCTTGACCACGAAGGTAATGCTCTGGCGCAGCTGCCCGGTGTCGATCAAGGGCTTGCTCGACTTCTTGCGCTTGATCGTCGCGGGCTGGAGCGGTGGCCCGATACCGTCGGCGATCCGCTGCTGGATCATGCCCTGGATCTCCAGGCCGATATCGCTCATGGCCGTGGCCGCGCGCTTGCGAAGCTCGGCCACGTCGTCCACGGCCCGGTCGATCACCTGGCCAATCGCGTCGCCCTTCTCGTCCACCGTGGCGCGCAGGAAGCTCCGCGCCGGAATCACGACCCGCCGGCCGCCCTGCTCGAAGTCGGCCCCGAACTCGTGGACCGCCGCGAGCTCCGGGTTGGTCAGCGGGTCGCCCTTGGACCGCTCGCGGTCCTTGCCGTGAACGCCGATCGTAAGCTCCAGGCCGGCCAGCGCCTCCAGGGCGTAGCGGGTCCGGGACCACCCTAGGTCGTCGTCCGTGATCTCGACAGCCGCCGCGGTAGCCGTGGGCATTTACACCTCCACCGAGTCGCCGCCGCTGGTCAGGCCGCCAGCGAAGCGGGCCCTGAAGGCCGCCAGCAGGTCCTGCCCGTAGCTCGTCCGGTCCAGGGTATGCCAGCCGGACAGGGTGGCCGGCGCCGCGTATTGGGCGCTCACGCCGCCCACGCTGTAGGCCGTCAAGGGGCCGGCCGAGCCGCTAGCCGCGTCGGCCATGGCGAGTTTGTGGCACGCCCAGAGCGCGGTCAGGTAGTCCCGGTCGGCCTCGTCAAACTGCGCCAGGTCGATCTCGCGGCCCACCAGGCCGATCCAAAGGTTGATCGTGGCGTCCGCCACGCCAGCGAATTGCGGGGCCAGGGTCTTGATATACGCCGCCGTCACGGCCATGGCCGCCTCCGAAAAGCACAAAGGCCCGGGCCCGATAAGGGCGCCGGGCCTCCGCGCGTGGGTCGCCTCTTGGGCTAGATGCCGTAGAAGAACTTCCCGCCTAGGGTCTGCTCCCACTTGCAGCCGCCGGTGCGGGCGTGGACGTGGATCAGGGTCTCGAAGCCGCGGACCTCCGGGGCGAGCTCTTCATAGTCCACCGGCAGCACCTGGCTCACGACGGCCGGGTCACGGGCGAAGCAGGCCCCGACGTCGACGCTGCCCTGGCCGACCAGCGGGCCGGCGGTCTTGGCCTCCGGGACCCAATCGACCTCCTTGACGTAAGGGCTATTGGCCAGAAAGCGCTTGAGG